TACATGGGAGATGTTAAAGGTAATGGTTGGTTTACTCAAGACAGATTATACAGAAGAAGATTTATCATATATTAAACTAGGGCCTAAGTGTGGAGTAGGTGGACCAGGTAGGGTTATCCCTCAACCAATGTGGGAAGAAGATTCATATTGACATATACATAATAGCGTTGTATAATTGTTATGTAATTACAAAACGCTATGGCAAAAGGATTTACTGTGAAGACAGTCCCTCCCAAGAAAAGCAAAACACCTTCTTGGGATTATGATGCAATTAAAGCAAGAATGAAAGGTAAGAAGATTGTCTTCTGTTTACCAGGTAGAGGTTGTTCATTTATATTTTTAAAGAATTTTGTACAGATGTGTTTCGACATGGTACAAAATGGTATGAGTATTCAGATCTCACAAGACTACTCATCAATGGTTAACTTCGCAAGATGTAAGTGCTTAGGTGCGAATGTACTTCGTGGTCCTAATCAGTTACCTTGGGATGGTAAGCTAGAGTATGATTATCAACTATGGATTGACTCGGATATTGTCTTTACTTCAGAGAAGTTCTGGCAACTGTGCGATCTTGCATTACCTGCAGAAGATTCCGAAAGAGAGGAGGCTAAGATATGCGGTGGTTGGTATGCAACAGAAGATGGGCAAACTACCTCAGTAGCACACTGGTTAGAGGAAGATGATTTCCGTAAGAACGGTGGAGTTATGAATCATGAAACCGTTGAGTCTATCTCAAAGCGTACAAAACCTTTCACCGTTGACTACACTGGTTTCGGTTGGGTGATGATTAAGAACGGAGTCTTTGAAGATGAGAAAATGGAGTATCCTTGGTTTGCTCCGAAGATGCAACAGTTTGAGTCTGGAGCAGTTCAAGACATGTGTGGAGAGGACGTTAGTTTCTGTTTAGATGCAATTGATGCGGGCTATCAGATCTGGTGCGATCCTCGGATACGTGTTGGTCATGAGAAGACTCGTGTTATCTAACCGTCGTGTCTCGTTTACTCTGGAGAATAACTAAATGGCAATGAGAAGTCCCCTCGGTGGTGAAATAATCGAAGCAACGCCGAAAAAAACTCGTCAAGGAAGAGGCAAGCATAGTAAGTATGCGGCAACCTCTCGTAACAAAGCTAAGAAACGCTACCGAGGTCAAGGTAGATAAACAAAAGGGGACTCTTTATGAGTCCTTTTTTAATTACTAAGAATTTAACATGGACAATGTAGAAATAATGTTTTCCATTCCTCTCATTCGTTATAAGATTGAGAATTGGGAAGATAATAAAAAAAGAATCTTAGATGCTCTTCCTCCTGAGGAGATACATAAGGGATATAATAATGGAAGAAACGATCAAGGAATGATTACAGACTATCACGCCCAACATGATCATAAGGAAGAGTTAGCTCCTTATATACCTATTGTAGTTAATATTATTAAACCTTATCTTCAAGAATTTGCACCAAACATACCAATACACTTTACTGATATATGGTATCAAAAATATTATAAACATGATTATCATATGACTCATAATCATGGAGGAGTAGGATGGTCGGGTATCATTTATGTAGAATTAGATGCAGATTCGCATGATTCAACTTATTTTTTTCCTCCGTTTGGTAATCCTTTTGATGGGGCAAATAATGAATATAAACCAGAAGTAGAAGAAGGAGATATGCTTCTCTTTCCCTCTTCTATTTTACATGAATCAAGCATTAATAGAACAGATAAAAGACGTACTATTATTTCTTATAATATAGCAGGAACTCTAGAAGAAACCAGATATTCCATTCCGTGCTAAAATAAATAAAAGAGACTCGAAATATGAAAATGCACGATTTTTTAGACAACTTACCCAATCATCAATATCAAAAAATGCTTCGAGAGATAGCAAATGACTCGATTGTACCTAAAAAAGGTGATAAAAAAGTAACAAATGACTTATATGAAAAGAAAGAAGATGGTGATTTTCATGAGTTACTAAATTCTTTAGAATAATACTGCTAAATAAAGATATATTTGCCCGTTTATAGTGCCTGTTCAACGCATAAGCAAGTCATTTAAGGACATTAGCATGTCTTTTCAGGTTAATCCGTTAACCGAAGACCTTATTGCGATTAAAAATCAGTCTGCTATTGCTCGTTCTCTTCGTAATTTAGTGCTTACTGCACCAGGAGAACGATTTTTTAATAATAATTTGGGTTCAAGAGTCAATGAATTGCTCTTTGAGAATATGGATGACATTACTGCATCCTCCATAAAGGGTGAGATTGAAAATACGATTAAAAATTATGAGCCTAGAGTTAAATTGTTATCTACAAAAGTGTTTGCAAACCCAGATTCATATGAATTTGATGTAAATATTACTTATGAAATAATTGGAATAGATGCACAAGCACAACAATTATCATTCGCATTACAACCAGCAAGATAATGCCCCTAGTTAATTTCGCAAATCTGGATTTTGACCAGATAAAAACATCAATTAAAGACTATCTTCGGTCTAATTCTAATTTTACGGATTATGATTTTGAAGGATCTAACCTTTCAACTATAATTGATGTCCTTGCATACAACACTTATATCACCTCATACAATGCCAACATGGTATCGAATGAGGTTTTTATTGATAGTGCAACATTAAGAGAGAATGTTGTATCTCTGGCACGAAATATTGGATATGTTCCTCGGTCTAAAAAGTCCTCTCAAGCTAATATTTCCTTCTTTGTAGATACATCAGACTATGCATCTGTACCTCAAACCATAACTTTAAATAAAGGAATAGTTGCAGCATCATCAGATTTCAATAATGAGAGTTATACCTTTGCAATTTTAGATAATATTACCGTTCCCGTCTCAAATAATGAAGCCGTATTCAATGATATTGCCGTTCAGGAAGGAGTTTATATTACTTCTACATTTACTGTAAATTCATTTGACCCTGATCAACGTTTTATTCTCGAAAATTCGGGTATTGACATCTCTACAATAAGAGTAATTGTAAAACCATCAGAATCTTCTACTGTTACACGGAAATATAGTCAATCTGAAAGTCTATTTGACATAAATTCTGATTCTCCTGTCTATTTTATTCAAGAAATAGAAGGTGAGAGGTATGAATTGATCTTTGGAGATGGAATTTTTGGTAAAAAATTAGAAGCTCCTAGTTTTATTGAAGTTTCTTATCTTATAACGAGTGGATCACTTGCAAATGGCATCTCAAATTTGAATTTTAGTGGAAAATTAACTTCTTCAAGAGAAAATACTCCTATAAATTCAGGAATTTCCGAAATTACCACTCTTAAAGACGCTTCTAACGGTCAAAGTATCGAAGATATTGAATCTATTAAGAAATATTCTACTAGAATTTACTCTTCTCAGAAAAGAGCAGTGACTACAGATGATTATGAAGCAATTATTCCGTCATTATACCCTCAAACGGACGCAGTATCCGCATTTGGAGGGGAAACTTTAAATCCTCCTCAATATGGAAAGGTTTTTGTAAGTATAAAACCTTCAAGTGGACTTTATTTGTCCAATATGATCAAAGATAATATCAAAAGAGACATTAAAAAATACACTGTAGCAGGAATAGACGTAGAAATTGCTGATTTGAAGTTTTTATCAGTAGAATTAAGTATAAAATTATACTATAATTCCAATTTAGCAACATCTGGAGAGGATCTTATTACTCAAGTATTAGCTAATTTACGTAAATATGCTAATTCAGCAGAAATGAATAAATTTGGGGCAAGATTTAAATATAGTAAACTCTTAGCTGTAATTGATAATACTAGTGATGCCATTACTTCTAATATTACTAGTGTTACCATGAAAAGGGATTTGAGAATATCGTTAAATAGTTTTGTGGAATATGAAATTTGTTTTGGAAATTGTATTATAGTTCAAAGTTGTGATGGATCTAATATTAAGTCCTCTGGATTTAATGTAGAGGGAATTGCTGGTACAGTTTATCTTACTGATAAACCCGATCCACATTCTACTACTACTGGTACTATTTCTTTAATACAATTAACATCATCTACTCAATCTAAAACGATTAAAAAATCTATTGGTACAATAGACTATACTAGAGGAGAAATTAAACTTTTTCCTATTAATATAACTAATACGGTTGTTAATAAAGGGTTCCCAGTTGTTGAAATTTCTGCTTCTCCTTGTTCTAATGATATTTTAGGTCTTCATGATTTATATTTGAACTTGGATATGGAAACTATAGATATTACTGCTATTCCTGACACTACTGCTACAACTGAAGAGAGTACTACTACTGGTCCTACATCCCCTCAAGCAACAGCAACATTGGTTCGTGGGAATCCAAGTATTCCAGGATCTACATCATGCGATTAATCCTATCTCTATTAACTAATATTAATATCTTAAGATGATATCAACAGATCTCCAAAGAGTACAGATTCAAAATATAGTTGAGAATCAACTTCCTTCTTTTGTTCAGGAAGATTTTCCTTTATTAGGGGAATTTCTTAAAGAATATTATGTTTCTCAAGAATATCCAGGAGCCTCTGCTGATTTAATTCAGAATATAGATGAATATTTAAAATTAGAATCATTAACTAATAATAGTAATCAAACTCGTTTAGGAAGTGATGTAGGATATCAAGATACTACTATTACAGTTACTTTTGATCTTCAAAATGGTATTTTTGGTACATATCATTTTCCTGATAGGTATGGTTTAATACAAATTGATGATGAAATTATTTTATATAAGGAAAAAACAAATACATCTTTTATTGGATGTGTAAGAGGGTTTAGTGGGGTAACATCTTACAAAGCTTTAGATGTAGTTGATCAATTACAATTTTCTGAGTCTGATATTAACCCCCATTCATCAGGAACTAAAGTTGTTAATTTAAGTGCATTACTTTTTAATGAGTTTTTGATAAAAATTAAAAAACAAGTTTCTCCAGGTTTTGAAGATAGAACTTTAGATTCAAATTTAAATGAAAGACTTTTTATATCTCGATCTAAGGATTTTTATACGACTAAAGGTACAGATGAGTCTTTTAAAATTCTTTTTGGTGCATTATATGGAGAAAAAGTAAATGTTATTAAACCAAGAGAATTTCTTTTTAAACCGTCTGATGCACAATATAGAATAACTAAGGATTTAGTAGTTGAATCTATTCAAGGAGATCCTCTCGATTTACTTAATAGTACTTTATATCAAGATGCTGCTCATTTTGGAGATCACTATTGTATTGAAGAAGCTTATGCACCTATTAGTGATGTAGCAAAAGTATCAGTTGGAAACTCTGATTATTATAAATTAAGTCTTGATTATGGTTATGCCAGAGACGTACCTTTAAAAGGAAGTGTTTTTGGGGAATTTATAATTCATCCCAATACTCAAATAATAACAGAAGTGGCAGTTGGGTCAAGTGTAGTTGATGTAGATTCTACTATAGGATTTCCAGAAGCAGGTGAATTGTATGCAGTATATGGAACAGGTGTTACAGGAATATTAACTTATAGATCTAAGTCTATTAATCAGTTTTTTGGGGTTGGTTTAGCTAACACTACAACTGTTGGTATTAACACTGTTATTAATTCTCAAGAAAATATTAGATTAAATATTGAGGCTTATGGATATATTGGATTAGGAACTACTACTAAAGTTACAGTAAGATTGGGCGGTGTTTTAGCAGATCCTATAATTCCTGAAAATACATATTATTTCGATAAAGATGATACTATTTCCATCAGGTCTTTAGGAATAACAACTTCAAGTCCTAAAACTGAAAATTGGTTTTATAATGTAGCTACAAAATATGATATAGAATCTATAACGTTAGTTGATTCTTCTGATTTTACCTATACCATAATTACTCAAGCTAAAAATAATTTTAGATTAGGAGATAAAGTTACTATTACTGATACTTTAGGTAGTACTAAAGATTCTACCGTAACCGAAGTTATAAGTGATTACAGTTTTTCTATTAAGGGGCAGGGGGTTATTGCCGCTGCCAAATATACTGTCCAAAGACAAATTTTAAGAGGAAAAGTAAAAACATCATTATCTGATTATTCTTATATTGATAATTATTTTGCAAATGTTCAAAATACATATGTAAAATTTAATCAAGATCTTTTAGTCGCTTCTTCTTCTATTCCAAATTATTATAATTCTCCTTTAGATTTTTATGATAGAAAAATTACATTAAATGGTGAATATAATGGAGCTGAATTTACTGTTTTAGATGTAGAAGATCATGGTTACTATACGGGAGATGCTGTATATTATAATTCTTATGATATAGAAACAAAAGATTTTTTTGGAAATATTACTAAAGTTGTAAGTAAGTTTCCTGAGATGGATCCTGGTGTTTTCTTTGTAAAACGATTAAATAAAAATCAATTTCAACTTGCTACTAGTCCAGCTAATATTTCTAATAATTCATTTGTTTCTGTATCGGGAATTGTAACATCTAATACTTTAGAATATATTGATTTTCATAATAAAGATGTTGATCATCAATTATTGTTAAAGGAAATAAAAAAACCAAATAATCATGACGGAAATTATACTACTGAACCAGGAACTAGAACTGGTATACTAGTTAATGGAGTTGAGATATTAAATTATAAGTCGAATGAATCTGTTTATTATGGTCCGATTAAAAATATTGATATTGCATCTAAGGGAAGTGGTTATGATGTTATAAATCCTCCCATTTTACATATTTCTGATAATGTTGGTTCTGGTGCAACAGGAATTTGTGCTGTTAAAGGATCTTTAAGATCTATTGATATTACTGATACTGGTTTTGACTATGTTTCTACTCCTGTTGTAACTATAAGTGGAGGTAATGGTACTGGAGCAAGTGCAAGTGCTAATTTAAAATCTATAGATCATTCTGTTTCTTTTAATGCTACTGCAGATTCAGCTCGTGTTGATTTAACTGATAGTACCATTGGGTTTTCTACTTTCCATAAGTTTAGAAATGGTGAAAAAGTAGTTTATAAAACGTTGGGACAAATAGCTGTTACTGGAATTGTAACAGATGCAATTTATTATGTTCATACTGTCGGGGTTTCTACAATAAAACTTTACCAATCAGAAACTGAAGCAATAAATGTTGGTTTGACTACGGTAATCTTATCTGGTTTTGGAGTAGGAGTTCAGGAGTTTCAATCTTTCGACCAAAAGAAAGTTTTAGGTAATATTATAATTGATAATCCAGGATCTGGATATGAAAACAAAAAGAGGACAATTGTTTCAGATACTGGAATTAATACTTCTTTAAATCAAATTAATATTAATGATCATGGATATAAATCTAGAGAAATAATTCAATATTCATACAATGTTGATCAGATTAGTGGAATAAATTCAAATACAAATTATATTGTTACTGAAGTTGATAAAGATAACTTTAAACTTTCTAGTGTAGGTGTAGGAACAACAACTAAGTTCTTGTATTATGATACAGAACAGTATATTCAATTCTCTAATGCAGGTTTAGGGACTGGAATTCATACTTTCAATTATGAACCTATTGTAGTGTCTCTTACAGGGGATATAGGAGTTGCTACGGCTACTGGTCAAGACTTTAGAGCAAAACTTCAACCTTTATTTAAAGGATCTATTGAGTCTGTTCAGGTAACCAATGAAGGTTCTCAATATGGGTCGGCCGACATTATAAATTATGATCGTCAACCTTTAATTACTCTTAAGAGTGGATCAGGTGCGGAAATTACTGCTATTGTTAATAATGGTAGAATAGTTGAGACAGTAGTAGATAATCAAGGGGAGGGATATAATGCACCTCCAAATTTAGTTGTTTCAGGTACAGGATATAATTGCAAATTAGTTCCTATTATAAAAGATGGAAAGATTACCAGAGTCAGAATTGATAATCCAGGAATTGGATATACAGGTTCTGTGGGAGTAGGAGTAACTGTTGATGATTCTAATGGAAAATTACGAGCTAAAATTCAAACATGGTCTGTTAATTTATTCCAAAAATATGTAGATATCATTTCTGATGATGACGGCATTTTAGCAGCATCTGAAAACTCCGAATTAGGTATTGAATATACTCATCTATATGCTCCTCGTAAATTAAGAGAATCTTTATATGTGAGAGATAATGATAATAATATAAAATATGGATTATTAGATTTACAAAAAGTTGATGGAGAAGAAGTATCTGCTTCTTTCCATTCTCCTATTATTGGATGGGCTTATGATGGAAATCCAATTTATGGTCCTTATGGATATACTGAAAGAACAGGTGGATTTATTAAAGCAATGGAATCGGGTTACAGTGTAGTAACTCCTGCTAATCGTCCTTCTTTATCCATTTTCCCACAAGGATTTTTTGTTGAAGATTTTGAATTTGATAATTCTGGAGATCTGGATGAGCATAATGGTCGTTTTTGTGTTACTCCTGATTATCCCGAAGGTGTATATGCTTATTTTGCGACTATTAATCCTACAATAATTCAAAATTCTGGTCCTTTCAACAAATATAGAATACCCGAATTTCCTTATTTAATTGGAAATTCATTTAAGTCAGAACCTAATAGTTTTAATTATGATAAAACTATTGATCAACAGTCCTATGATTTTAATAATAATGAATGGTTTAGAAATACCACTCCATATTCTTTGACGGAACCAAATACCTATTATGATTTTTTACAGCAACCCAATAAAGAAAAAACTCAATTAATTGATATAAATCTAGTTTCTCATGGAACAATTGATAAAGTTGGAATTCTTACAGGTGGAAATAATTATAAAGTAAATGATGATATTCATTTTGAAAAAGTAGGAGAAAAACAACAAGCTAAGGCAAAGGTTTCTAAAGTTGGTGGAAAGGTAGTTACTAATATTAGTGTTGCTTCTAGTACTATTTCGGATTTAGAGGTAGTTCCATTTGATAGTAATGGTTCTTATATAGCTATTTCTACTTCTCCTCATAACTTTACTAATTTAAATTTAGTTTCTCTATCAGGTTTTAATACATCAGTTAATTATCTAGAAGGAAACTTTAATATAGGAGTAAGAACAGAAAGTATTTTATTAGCAGGAGCAGCAGGAACAACTGGTGTAACTGGATTAGTTACCTATTTTGGAGTATCAGGATCACTTTCTAATGATCTTTTATCTATTAGAGAAAATGATATTTTAGGAATCGGAACAGAAACAATAAAAGTTCTTAAAGTTGATAAAGAAAATTCTAGATTAAGAGTTCTTAGAGCTCAAGAAAGTACAGTGGGTAGTGCTCATACCGCAGGATCTGTAATAACTGAGGATTCTAGGAAATTTACTTTTAATTCATCTCCCGAAAATGAGGTAACTTTTGAATTAAATGAAGAAATTTACTTTGAACCAAAAGAATCTTTAGGAATAGGAACTCTTACTGGAGTTGGTATTGGAACTACTATTTCATTCTCCAATCCTGGTGCAGGACTAACTCAAATTTATATACAAACAGAGGCAATTTATCTTCCTAATCATGGGTTGCAAAGTGGAGAGATTGTTAACTATAAGACAAATACAGGAGATCCTATAGGGGTTTCAACCGATGGTATCACTTTATATAATTTACCAACTGATGTTTCTTTATATGTGGCAAGAATTTCTAATGATCTTATTGGAATTCAAACCTTTAGAGTGGGTCTTGGATCTACAGGAACTTTTGTAGGAATTGCAAGTACTAGTGTTGATAGAGGATTGTTGAGATTTACTGGTATTGGAACAGGTGTATACCATAGTTTTAAAACAGTAAAAAATAATGTTGTTAATGCCGAAGTTAATAGAAATACTGTTACTGTAGCCACTGCATCTACACATGGATTGAAATTTAATGATAATGTTACTTTTAATGTTCAACCAGGAATAGGTACTACTGTTATAATTAAATATAATGATTTTAATAGAAGAATAGTATTTAATCCCAAATCATTTGTTGCTGGAAATGTAGATATTAGTAATGACACAATAGAAATTAGTACTCATGGATGGAATACTGGTGATAAGGTAATTCATACTGCTGCATCTTCTTCAGGTGGATTGGAAGATGAAAAAATGTATTATATCTTTAGAGAGTCTATTAATAAAGTTAAATTATGTTTGAGTAAATATGAGTCATTACAGTTTGAACCTGAATTTGTTAATATAACTTCTGCCTCTGCTGGAACTTTATCGCCAATTAATCCTACTCTTAATTCGTATAAAAATTATAATGTAAGATTTGATCTATCTGATTCATCTTTAGCGGAATTTGTGGGGGTATCTTCTTATCCTGCTTTCGACTTTAATCTTTATACTGATATTGAATTTAAAAATCGTTTCTATTCAACTTCTTCAACTAATACTTTTGAAGTAACTAAATCTGGAAAAGTAGGAGTTACTACCGATGCAGGATTAACTTTATCAGTAAGTAACAAATTACCTGAAACATTATATTATAAATTTACTCCAATTAATAAAACTTTAATTAGTGAGAGTAAAGCTGGCATTGTGATTGATAAAGAAATTAAGGGGTATAATCAAATAGAAGTTAAGGATAGTCTATATTCGGGTACATATGCTGTAACTGGGATTGGTACTACAACAACATTTGAATATAATGTTTTAAAAACCCCCGAAAGATCTTCTTATAGTCAATCAGAAAGTATTTTAGAATATTCTACAGATTCTACTACTGCATATGGTGCAATAGCAGATATTGAATTAAAATATAAAGGAAGTGGATATCCTCGAATAGCAGGAATATCTTCTATCAATACTGGTGTTGGAACTAAAGCAATTTTAGAACCATCTAGTGAAACTATAGGTAAAATACTTTCAACTGAAATTGAAAATATTGGATTTGATTATTCTGCGGATAATACTGTAAGACCTCTTGCTAATTTCCCTGAAATATTGCAAATTGAATCTTTAACTTCTTTTGAGGAAATTGGGATTAGTTCTGCAGGTAAAAATTATTCCATAGCTCCTAATCTAGTTGTTATTGATGGGTATACTGGAAAGCAAGTTAAGGATGTAGATTTAAAGTATGAAATCGGTGATCAGAAAGTTACTATTTTACAGAATACTAAGGGGATGTATAATACACTTCCTACTCTTATTCCTACGGCAAATGTAAATGGTATTGGTATTAATACCATCACATATGATTCTACAACCCAAAATGTGACTGTTGGACTTGATACAGCATTTAGCGATTCTTCACCATTTAGTGTGGGTGATAAAGTTCTAATTGAAAATGTAAGTGTTGGTGTAGGTACTACTGGATATGGTTATAATTCTTCTAAGTATGAATATACTTTATTTACTTTAACAGATGTTAATATTCCTTTAGGGGGACAAGTAGGTGTTGTTACTTATAGTTTGGCTGGACTTCTACCAGAAAATGCATATCCTGGTAATCAAGATGTTTTAAATTCTGCTGGAGTAATTATTCCTCAAAAATATTTCCCTCAATTTGATATTAAATTAATGAAGAATAATTTCATTAAAGGGGAGCACGTTTCTTCAGGAAATAAACTGGGAGAAGTTGAAAATTGGGATAGTACAAATGAAACTTTAAAAATATCATCTTCTGATGAATTTAATGTTGGGGATTTGATTATAGGTAAAACATCTCAAACTCAAGGAACTATTGATTCTAAAATTAACTTTGAATCTGGTATTGAAGTAAATGCTGGATCTTTAGTTAAAAAAGGGTGGCAAAGAGAAACGGGATTCCTTAGTGATAATCTTCAAAGATTACCCGATAATGTTTACTATCAAAATTTCTCATATTCCCTAAAATCTAAAGTTTCGATGGATAAATGGGATGATGCCGTTGATAAATTAAGTCATCCTAGTGGATTTTTAAAATTTAGTGATTTATTAGTAGAATCTGATTCTAATGAAGCTAGTATTATAGCAAATGATAGTGATTTGTTTGTTTTCATAGATTCAATTGGAACTGTAGATATAAATTCTTATCCAAGTTTTGATTTGGTTACTGAAAATTCTCTATCTATAAGTGATACGGAAACTCTATCAAATCAAATTTATTTTAATTCTAAAGTCTTAACAGATTACTATGAATCAGTTGGTAATAGAGTTTTAACTATTGATGATTTTAGTACTAGTTTTAACAGTGAACCCAGACCTGAGAAATTTTCTGTTGTAAATGAATTCCCTGCTGATCAAAGATCTAAAAAATTCTTTACATTAGTAAAAGATGCTACGTTTACTGGTGAACGTCAAACGATGTTTGTATCTCTTTTACAGAATGGTTCAAAGGGTTATATTAATCAATATGGTAGAGTTGAAAGTGTAACTGACCTTGGAAGTTTTGATTTTGCTATAAGTGGTACTAGTGGACAACTTGAGTTTTATCCTACCAAATTTACTGTTAATAATTATAATGTAAGTGCAGTTAGTTTTGATATAATTGGTTTTGCTAATACTACTGGTATTGGATCAACAACTTTAGGTGATTTTGTTAATATTAATTCTACTCAAACTGCAGTACCTACTGGAACAGCTACCACTATTGTGGGAATTGCATCCACTTATAGAAGTTCAAAGGTTCTTGTTCAGATTAATGCAGATAATGGAAGGATGGAATATGATGAACTTAATATTATTCATGATGGAACTACAGTGGATGTTGTTGAATATGGACAAATAACCACGGATGACGATGTAACGGGAGGGGGTGCTGGTTTAGGTACATATACCGCATCTATGTCTACAGGAGATATTATAGTACAGTTTACTCCTCATGCAGGAATTGCGGCATCAGTAGATACCATAAGAGTTTCTATAGCTGACACTGCTTCAGGAAGCACAGGTATTGGTACACAATGGATTGGAAAAGGTGATTTTGATCTTGCCTTTATAGACTCTTCTCATACAGTTATTAATGCTTCAGGATCTCCAACTGAGAATTTAATTGCTCAGTATGATATTAATAATACAGTTGAAACTAATGATCATAATGCTGCCTATTATATCCTTAGTGTAGAAGATGTAACGAATGACAGATATGAGATGTCTGAGGTAATTGTTTTAAATGATAGTTCCGAAACATATATTACAGAATATGGAAATCTTGCTACGGTAGCAGGATTGGGAACTGTGGGAGCTGCAGTTTCTTCAACATGGACTAATCTTTATTATACCCCTAATGCCAATATTGATGTTCAGGTTCGTGTTTTCCAAATGAGTCTGCAGATTGCGGCAGAAAATGATGCTATTACTTCGGTTAATGAGATAAATCTCACTAATGCTGCAATTTCAGGGGGTTATGGGGATTATGAGGGAACTGAAGTGGATGTTGTTAGAGCATTTAATTTAACCCATGATGAAAAAAATATATTTGCAAGAGAATTTGATGGAAGTGATTCTTCTGTAGTTAATTTAACAAAAAATAGTATTACTATTCCAGAGCACTTCTTTGTAAGTGGTGAGGAAGTTACTTATACTGCTACTGGGGGTAGTAGTCCTATTGGAATTGCAACTACAACTATTACTGGTATTGGAACTACTAGTCTTCTTCCTTCTACACTTTATGCTATTAAGGTTGATGAAACTACTCTTAAATTTGCTAAGACTGCAGAAGATGCATTAAAGACCGTTCCTAATGAAATACATTTGACTTCTGTAGGAGTAGGAGCAGCTCATACAATAATCGCACGAAATCAAAATACTAAGTGTCTTGTGGCAATTGATAATGCCATTCAGCAACCTATTGTATCTACTGCTGTTACTACGGGAATAACTTCTTCTTTAGGAATTGCTGATGTTGTTGTAAAAGTTTCTGGAATTACTTCTTTCTTTGGTGGAGATTTAATTCAGATTCAAGAAGAGATTATGAAAATCAATACAGTAGGATATGGGTCTACTAATCACCTATTAGTTGATCGCCAATGGATGGGAACAGGATTAGGTATTCATAGCGAAAATTCCATAGTTACTAAAGTTGAAGGTGATTATAATATTGTGGATAATACTATTAACTTTATTACTGCACCTAAAGGGCCTGATCCAATAAGTTCTACGACTAATCAACCTGATGATCGGGATTGGGTAGGGATTACTACATTCTCCACTTTCCAAGGAAGAACCTTTATGAGAGGAGCAGCTGTAAATAGTAGTAATAGACCTTATGCAACTAACCAAGTTTTTGATGATATTTCAGAAGGATTTACAGGTGTTGGAAAAACATTTACTTTAAAATCGGATGGATCAAATGCAGTAGGATTCTCTACTAATAATGGAGTTATTCTTATAAATGGAGTATTCCAAGGACCGACTGGTGGATTATCCACATATCAAGATTATATTTTATCTGAAGGTTCTGGAATTACTACTATAACATTTACAGGAACCGCAACTTCACTTGCTAGTGATCCTAATAATTCTAATATTCCTGTGGGTGGTGTGGTTGCTTCTGTTGGTTCTACTGGTGGTTTAGGATATCAACCCCTTGTAGCTGCTGGTGGAACCGCAATTGTTTCTGCTGCTGGAACCGTATCTTCTATTAGTATTGGAAATAGTGGATCAGGATATAGAGTAGGAGTCCAAACAGTTGTTAACGTTGCTATTCAAACAGGAACTAATGTTCAGACTCAATTAATAGGTATTGGTACTGCTGCAATTACTGCTGGTCATATCACAGGAATAGCAATTACAAATAGTCAAGTCATTTATATACCCAAAGCAATCTATGATGTGGGTTATACATCAACGACTGGTATCACAACCATCACTACAACGACAGCCCACGGTCTTCTAGTAGGGCAAGAAGTCAAGTTAGCAGGAATTGCATTCACATGCGATTACCTCCCTGCTGTGGGCGTTCAGAGTGCCGTATATGATAATACTACAGGTATCATGACTGTCACTACATCTGGTGCTCATGGTCTGTCTACAACTGGTAAGGCAAGTGATGTGGTGCTTACTGGGTTAGCATTTACTTGTGCATTAGATGATGGAGCAGCTACTCATTCCTATCCTAGAACAACTGATCCTGCATATGGAGGAACACCTGTTACTGGAGTGGCAAGTGTTACTCAATTTACCATAAATGTAGGTATTTCTACGGTTCCTACATTCTATGCATCTGGTGGTACGATACAACCTGCTTTGATTGCACCTAGAGATATAAACAATTCTGATAGTGGTAGTGATCCTGCTGCTAGTGGATCTTTAGTATTGACTGTTGGTAATACTACCTCCTTTACTATTGATAGTGGAATTTCTACACGAGCACATTTCTATTCAAGAGGTGGAACAGTTAATAGACAAATGGATGTGATAATTGATGAACCACTAGGATATACAAATATTCCTCTAGTTTATAGTTCCGATTCTGTTACGGGTATAGGAACACAAGCTACTGTTGATATTGTAGTGGGTCAAGGATCTAGTGTTACTCAATTTGAAATAAAAAATACTGGATATGGATATCAAGATGATCAGATTCTAACAGTTCCTAAGATGGGAACTACTGGTATCCCTACAGATCCATCAAAAACTTTTGAAGAATTCCAGATTACTATACAGGATGTTTCTACTGATTCATTTGCTGGTTGGACCTTTGGACAACTTGAAGTATTAGATAAGATTCAAAGTCAATTCGATGGAGTGAAGAGAACATTTACTCTTGAGAAAGATGGAGATCCAGTTACTATTAGAGCAAGAGAAGGATCAAATATTGATGTTGAATCAACTATTCTTGTTTTCCTTAATGATATTTTACAAGTTCCTGGAGATGGTTATACTCTTGCTAATGGAAGTATATTGACATTTGCTTCAGCTCCTAAAGGACGTGAAACAGATGGATCATTTGATGGAGATACCTGCAAGATTCTGTTCTATAAAGGAAGTGGTGATGTTGATGTTACTTTCCAAGATATATTAGAAACTGTTAAGAAAGGAGATACTCTTCAAATTGAAGGTGATAAAGATCTCTGCACTAATTCTATACAAGAAGATGTAAGATTAGTAAACAAAATCGCTGCTTCGGATGTAGTTAATACAAATGCTTATACAGGTGTAGGTATTAATGGTAATCCTGATTGTAAGAGAACAGTTACATGGTCTAAACAAGGAGTTGATAAAATTATTAATGGACAAATCATTAGTAAGAGTCGTGAAGAGTTAGAAGCATTGATTACTCCTACTACCTTTATTATTCAATCTGTGGGTGTGGGTTCGACTGTTGTATTCGTAGAGAGTGTAAGAACTTTCTTTGATCCTAGTAATGAAGATCAAACCACTACTAAGACTCAAAAGATTTCTTTAACTTCTCAGGATAATATTGTAGGGGCTGCTGCAACTGCTGTTGTATCTGCTGCTGGTACAATATCTTCTGTTGTGGTTAGTTCAGGGGGTACAGGATATACTGCTGCTCCTAATGTAATCATTGGTACTCCTGTTGGTTTAGGAACTACAACTAGAGCATCTGTTACATCTACTCTTACTGGAGATGCAGTTTCTGCTATCACAGTTACTTCTCCTGGCACGGGATACACTAATACTAATCCTCCAGAGGTTCTTATTACTGTTCCTAATCCAAGTAGAGAAGTTAATGATTCTTCTGCATATGAGGGTGATTTTGGAGAAATTGTAGGAATTGCTACTACTAGTGTAGGAGTTGCTTCTACAGGAATTGTTTTTGATATGTATATTCCTACTAATTCTTTCTTAAGAAATACTAGTATAACAGGTACTGCTGTTACTATAAGTGGTATTCAAACTGGATATTACTTTACGGTATCTAACAGTAATATTGGAAATGGATTAACCTCCATTTATCAAGATGGATCTGTCTTGGGAATAGGAACTACTTTTGTAGATGGAGTTTATGAAGTGGCTGCAGTTTCGGTGGCACAAACTTCTGCACCTGGAATTGCATTGACATATGTAGCAAGAGTTACTACTAGTGTTTCTAGTTGGAATTCTTTAACAGGAGTTGGAATAAGTGAATTGTTTGGAAACTTCTCTTGGGGTCGGATAACCTTAGGTGCAAGATCTGGTGTAGCAGCTACATCCTTTAATGCATATACGCAAAAGGGATTTACAGGACTTTCTACTTCTGCTGTTGTAAGTAGAGTGGCTCCTTTAAAATATAAAAATTATTCTAGTTAACTATCTTTAATAAATAAGTAAAAAAACTATCGCAAAATGGCTGCAATTATAACTGATCAACTTC